ATTAAGAAGCTATCGTTCTCTAAGAAGCATGACCCTGATACTTCTACCCACTCTTTCCGTGGTCGTGTTTGGGTGTTCACCCGAGAAGAATTGGTATCTCTAATCGAAGACGTTAAGCAAGGTAAAGTATGATGATTGATAAATTTGGTGTTCAAGACGAGATCAAAGTCGAGTTGATTAAGAACACGTTGAAGACCCGAAAGATTATCGCTGTTGGTGGTGTTCCAGGGACAGGTAAGACTACGTTGTTCCGTAAGTATATGGAAGACAAGAATTGGATCGAATGCGCTCCAGCCAAGTTGGTAGTTGCCAGCTACAATTCAGACCGAGACTTGTATGTTCTCGGCAAGTATGATGAGGGTGAAACCTTTGCTGGTACAGATCGTCTTTCCATGGCAGTCCAGCCACCACTCCAAGAGTGGATCGCTTCTCACAACGGTAATATCCTATTCGAAGGCGACCGAGTATTCAATCAGTCATTCTTAGAGTTTTGTATGGGTCTACCGAACACCGAACTTCATGTGGTCTATTTGAAGGCTCCACAGTCTATGTTGGAACAACGATACAAGGATCGTGGCTCCGACCAGTCCGAGCAATTCCTAAGAGGTAGAGAGACTAAATATAGTAACATACTGTCTAATTTCGACTTGATGTCCTACATTACTGAGTTCAATAACACTAACTTAGAGGAGCAATCGAAAGTCCTTGCACATTTGGAGAAGCAACTTAGTTAAGCAAGACTTTCTGGGAGGCTATGCAATTCCTAGAAAACGCCAACTACGACTGGATGGGTCTGCTCAACTTCTATGAGCGCCCATTCCGTGCCAAGCTCATTCCAGCTAAAGTGTGGAAAGATCTAGACAAGTACGAGAATGACTCTGTAGGTCTTTCTAATTACGTCAAGAAATGGCGTACCAAAATCGAGTGGATCGAACAAAAATCTAAGGCAAAGGTCTACCGAGACTTCATCGCCATTGGTGGAGAATACTCTCCCGAAGATCGCCAATGCACCTTAATTATCCATTCTAAAAACTACGACAGGCACGTCTTCAGTCCTGAGTCTTGGGACAGGTTCAAGTATCGTCTTATCCAAACTTTAATGCATGAGATGGTTCACTTCATGCAGTACGATCGTAGAGATGACAGCTACAGTAACTACATCGTTCCATACAAAAGAGTTGGTCAAAAGAAGAAAGACGATGAGAGAAGATACCTATCCGAGTTTGACGAGATCCAAGCATACGCCCATTGCGTATACCTAGACTTTAAGATGTTCAAACCGAACATTGACGTAGATACTCTACTGTCACGTTGTAAGATAAAAGTCGACTCTAGAACTCTACACTACTTTTTGAAGACATTCAACTACGACTTTAGGAACAATGCGTCTCCTCAAAAGATCATTCAACAGATTGTGAAGTGGGAAAGAAAGTATAATCGACTCCCTAAATAATAGATCTAATATGTTAGGGTAAAGATAATGAGTGCTGCTTCAGATAAGTATGAAAAAGACGTTGCCGACAGCGTCGATAAAATTCCAGGCGTGGTAGCCACCCGTCCACCTGGAGACACAGCGTATGCTGACGTAAAGATTACGTATAAGAAAACCACTTCTTGGATGGAAGTGAAGATGAATCACACCGACAATCTGTCGAACCCACGTGTGTACTATGAAAAGGGTGAGTGGAAAACTACCTACAAAACTCCCTCTGCCAAAGCAGCAGTTGACATCCTAAACAAAGACCCAAAAACCAAGAAGTTCCTTAAGGACATCGCCGAGTTTTCTGGCATCCCATTCAGATCATTAAAGATCCCCACAACTAAGGGTGGACTAAAAGAAGAAGGTGCTGTACCACTTCACATCATGAAGAAGTTCTTTGACCAACCAAGCGTTAACCGATACATCGCCAATAGTGAAAACCTAGACTTAGGTAAAATCGTCACTGAACACTACACCAAAGGTAAAGCTGAACCTGCCTACTACATGCAAGCTGGTGACGATTTCTATCGTATCTCTAATTTCGATCCATTCAAACTTGGTGCTTCCATCCCATTGCTCTCTGGGCGTGGAGACTTTAAGGTTCGTGTAGCAACTCGTTCAGAATTCTATGAAGTTCAGGCTGAGATTAAAATTGCTCAGATGCCGAATAGTAAGTACTCCCTAAAACCTGGAACCAATAAGGTTAACCCGTTCTTAAAATAATTAGGATTATAAATAAGAGTACACTACTTTATAGATGGATTAAATGAAAGATTACAAACAACTTATAAAAGAACTGCCATCTAAAACGGTAGTTCTAGCCTGTGGTAAGTTTAACCCTCCAACGATGGGGCATGAACTTGTTGTCAAGGCTGTCAAAAAACTCGCCGAACAAAAAGGCGCAGATCACGTAATCTATGCATCCTCTGCATCTGATAACAAAAAGAATCCCCTATTAGTAGAAAAGAAACTCCAGTATCTTAATCTGGTGTTCCCTAAGACCAACTTTGTTGAGTCTATGGATACAATGCCTAATTTAATTAAGCAACTGAAAGAGAATTATAAGAACGTAGTGGTCGTCACCAGCGCTGATAAAGCTGCAGCATTTAGACGACTCGGTGTTGAGGTTATCTCAGCTGGTGAAAAAGATCCAGACTCCGATGAGTCACTACGTTCTGCCGCAGCCAAAGGGTTGTATGAAGAATTTAAAAAGGGTCTTCCAACTGCCGTGAGAGAGATCGACTCTCGTCGTTTGATGAACGATGTGCGTATGGGCACTGGCTTGGAAGCCATCAAAGAACAGATTAACCTAGTTAAAGATGATCTGCGTGAGAAGTATTTCCGTGGTGAAATCTTTAAGGTTGGTGAAATGGTAGAATCAAACGGTGAACAATTTCAAATTATGAAGCGTGGTTCTAATCACTTGCTTGTGAAAGAAGCATCAGGTAAACTTACATCAAAATGGATTCAAGACGTGCAACAAATACAAAAACAAAAACCAAAGAAGCACCCACAAATTGAGACTGACTTATGTCCACAGTGCGGTAAGAATCACGAAGGCACATGTGCAGAAGACTTCAAACAACCGTTTGATCCTATGTTCAAAGAATCCTTCAAAGAGTGGAGAAAGAAGAAATGAAAGAACTACAAGAAGCCCTAAGAGTGGCCATGGCAGATACATTCGTAATGTATTTCAAAACACACTCATTCCACTGGAACATCGAAGATAAAGACTTCCCTCAATACCATGAGTTCTTCGGTGACTTATACGAAGATGTTCATAGCGCTGTTGATCCATTGGCGGAGAACCTACGCAAACTAGGTGACTACTCTCCGAAGAGTCTTATGGATCTATATGATCACAAGACCATTATGGAAGAATCATCTATCCCTAATCTTAATGGTATGTTAAAGGCGACATTGGCTGCAAACGATCAAGTCTTGTTTAGCCTAAATAAAGTATTCGCCCTTGCTACTAAAGAAAATAAGCAAGGTCTCTGCAACTTTATTGCAGATCGTATCGATACACACGAGAAGCATGGCTGGCAATTGCGTGCTTCATTAAAGGGATAAGATGAAGTCGTTTCTTACATATCTAAAAGAAGATAAAGATGCACTCGGACATGGATCCGACAAGCATGATGGTAAGCTAAAGCACATTCACCATGCTGAAGATCGCCCATTGCTACATGGTGCTGGTGGCTTCGAGCATGCTCGTGGATCTCTTCTAAAGGCTCATGAACACATGAAGTCTGGAGCTAAAAGCTCTAACTTGTCTATGAAGTACGATGGTTCTCCAGCTGTTGTTTATGGACACCACCCAGAGTCTGGTAAGTTCTTTGTAGCATCTAAGTCAGCATTCAACAAGACTCCAAAGATTAACTACACTGATAAAGATATCGATAAGAACCATGGACATGCTCCAGGTCTATCCGAGAAGCTAAAGGCTGCATTGAAGCACCTACCTAAAGTAGCACCAAAGTCTGGTGTATATCAAGGTGACTTGATGCACTCCAAAACTGACGTCACTCACCACGAGAATGGTTCAGCTTCTTTCACACCAAACACTATCACTTATACTGCTCATGGCAAAGAAGCCGAATCAGTTAAGAAGTCTAAGTTGGGTGTTGTCACTCACACTCAATACCATGGCAAAGACCTAGAGTCGATGCATGCTGCTCCTTTACACAGCAGCGAAGGTTTCAAAGAACACCCAGACGTTTACCACAAGTCTCCTGAGCATGATACATCTAAAGTTGATTATCCAGAAAAGGCTCAGAAAGAATTCCATAAGCACATGGAAGCTGCTAAAGATATTCATGACACTAATGCTGGTAAGATGTATCCTGCCACTAAGAAACATCAAGGTGACGCTGGTCATCTAGCTACCTTTATTAACTCTACAATTAAAACTGATTCTATTCCTACTGCTGGTGGGTTACAGAAGCACATCGCTGGCCATTACGAACGTGCTGCTTCTAAGTTGAAGTCTGAAGCTGGTCAAGAGAAACGTAAAGCCGAAGGTGCTGAGCATGTTGCTCATATTGAGAAGAACAAGCCTCATTATGAGAATCTGTTGGGTATGCACCATCACTTACACCAAGCCAAGAACGTGTTGGTTAAGCACTTGGAATCTCATGAAGGTGGTCTTGAGCATCATATCTCTGGTCAGAAATCTAAGCCAGAAGGTTTTGTCGTTCACCACGAAGACGAACCAACTAAGCTAGTGAACCGTGCTGAGTTTGCTAAAGCTAATTTGCTAAAGGTGAGAAAATGAAATCCTTTATTGATTACTTAACTGAATCATGTGATTGCTGGAAAGGTTACAAGCGCAAGCCTGGAACTAAACCATGCGCACCTGGATCTTGTATTAAAGAAGAAACAGAATTAGACGAAGCTGCGGTGGACGCTAAAGGACATAAGTCTTCTACTGGTGGTTTAACTCAAAAGGGTCGTGACGCATATAACGCTAAGGGTGCCAACCTAAAGGCACCAGTTACTACACCACCATCTAAATTAAAGAAGGGTGGCAAAGCTGCCAATCGCCGTAAGTCTTTCTGTGCCCGCATGGGTGGTATGGAAGGCTCAATGAAGAAACCAAATGGTGAACCAACACGCAAGGCGTTGGCACTAAGAAAGTGGAACTGTTAATGTTTACGTTCAAAGAATTATTCGAAGCTAAAGATGCAGGTGGCCATGGTTCTGAAAAGCGCCATGTTATGTCATTTGCTCGAATGAACCCACCAACAACTGGGCACATGGAAGTTATCAAAAAACTTCATGATGTTGCAGACCAACATAAAGCTGGACACAGCCTAATCGTTTCTCATTCTCAAGACGCTAAGAAAAACCCTCTTAGTTCTGAACAAAAGATTAAGCACATCAAACGTTACTCTCCAGAGACTAATGTTAAAGCTGCTTCTAAAGAAGCCCCAACAATCTTACACCATGCAGCTGAGTTGCATAAGTCGGGTGTCCAACACCTACACGTAGTTGCTGGTTCAGATCGTCATAAAGAAATGCATGATCTCTTAAACAAGTATAACACTGGTGAAGAACACAAGCACGGTTCTTTCAAGTTCAAGTCTATCACAATGCACTCATCTGGTGAACGTGACCCAGATTCTGAGGGTACAACTGGAATGTCTGGCACTAAGATGCGTGAACATGCACATTCTGGTAACTTTGCTGAATTCCGTAAGGGTGTTCCATCCCACGTTTCCGACAAACATGCTCATGAGCTAATGAAGGATGTGCGTCAAGGTTCTGGTATTAAAGAACAACAAATTTCTTATAAAGAACTTATGGAAGTGCGTATGTCTGCTGCTGTTAAGCTACAGCGAGCATTCGAACGTGAACAACAGAAGTCTGCTGCTTCAAGAGAACGTGCCAAGCAATTGTTAGCACCAAAGAAGCCAGAGCCAGTTAAAGAAGAAACAATCGACGAGACAATCGTAAAGGTTGATTCTGGATACGAAGTACACAGCGAGAAGGGTAAGAATCTTGGTGGATCACCTACTCTTGCTGGCGCTAAGAAACGCCTACGTCAAGTAGAATACTTCAAGCATGTAAAGGAAGAAATTCAATTGGAAGACTTTGAAGATAAAAATCTGGCCAAACAAGAACTTTCTAATAAGAAAAATAAAGGTGGTGTCCGTGGAAATGTCATCGCAGCACTAAGACGTAAAGCTGGGCTTACAGAAAGTGTCCACGACAACCGCACTGGATTCGCTAAGAAGAAACGTGAAGACGACGAAGGTGGCGAATTGTATCGTCACACTTACAAGTATACCGTATCAAAACCAGGTGTTAATAATGGCGAGAAACATGAACGCCATGTTACTACTCCATTGACACCACGTAAGAAAACTGAGATTGAACACTTGGCACGTGCTCATATTACAAAACAAGGTTATCAAATTCACGAGGAATCTATGGCAGAAGAAGAAAAACGTGGCGCATACAAACAAAAGTCTCCAGTAGTTATCGCACCTAAAGACCCAAAGGCTAAGACATACGGTAAGATCGTTTCTAAGCTGCGTACAATGGGCGAAGAAATTAATCTCGATGAATCTATGACTGACTCTTGGAAGAGTGTTCAGTCCATGGACAAAGGTTCAGTTACTGGTGACAAACATGAAGTCAAGAAACGTCTTGCCTACCTAAATGCAGTTCATGCACACCACAAGAAGTTTGGTAACGATACCCACAAAGTTCGTAAAGAAATTGAAGGTATCAATCGTTCACGTATCACCGAAGAAACTGCTGGCGAAACGTACGAGGATGCTCAAAAGCATAAAGAACTTGCCGACGAACATGCTGAGGAACACGGAAAAGATAGTTCGCATTATCATCACGCTATGGCAAACCATCATGAAGCCATGGGGCGCTGGCATGAATCAAAGGGGCGCAATAGTATTGCCGACAAAGAATTTAATAAAGCTGATTCGCACCATGAACAAGGTGTTGCCGCTGCCACTAGCAAAAATGAAGAACTTGAAGAAGCTACCCCATACTACAACAAACCATCTTTCCTAAAGAACATGGGTCGTATTGCTAAGCAAGAACGTCTGGCACGTGAGAAGAAAGAAGCTGAAGCTAAGCAGAAACCAGTTAAAGAACAATTCGATCAAGAATTTAATGTTTTAGAAGAAGCAGCAAAGTCTATCGATAAGGGTGAGTATGACTACGAAGGTCAAATGGCTCGCACTCAATTACAAACTACTCTACGCAACTGTACAGATTTGATCGATATGATCGAAGATGACGATAATATGCCAGAGTGGGTTCAATCTAAAATCACACTGGCTCAAGATTACATCACAACTGTTAGAGATTATCTACAGTCAAAAGAAGAACTTGAAGAAGGTGCCTCTGGTTATCAGCCTGGATGGATGCTACGCCAAGACCCAGCACTAGCAAAGAAACTTAAAGATCAACTAGCTCGTAAGAAATTTGTTGCTGGTGAGCCGACTAAGAAAAACGTTAAAGAAGAAACTCAGGAGAAACTAATGGGATTAAAATCATTCATCACCCTAGTTAAAGAAGGAACTATGCAATCGTCTGGTGATGATTCTATTCCTACATTGACTAAGGCACCACAAGCACCAACTCTAGATCGTAAGTACATTAAAGGTACTCCTGAGCACAAAGCATACAAGGCGACTAAGAAGCCAATCAATGGTCACCCAACTGGTAAGTACAACGAAGAAGTTGATCAGGTTGATGAAGCACTACGCCCTGGATTCACACATCATGATGCAGCTGAAGCACAACGTCGTAGAGAAGAAACACTAAAAAATAATCCAAAGATTGCTGCTGAAGTTGAACGACGTAAAGCTGCAGAAGCATCAAAGGCTAAATCAGTTCAAGAAGAAACCGAAGAAGTAGACGAAGGCTTAGACTCCGTTAGAGATAAAGTTAGAAAACAATATTACGGTGACAACGGAGATCAAGCAGCTAATCGTGCTCGTCGTAGAGAAGCAGAGGCAGATGCAGCTCATGCTCGCATGGTAAACTTCCATGGCAATCGTAGTAAGGAAGATGATTCTAACACGGCGCACCATATAGCAACCCATGAATTAAATAGACAACATCGTGCTGACGCTGGTGATGAACATAAAAAGAATATGGAAGTCATGCGCAATAGACTTAAAAAAGAAGAATTTGATCTTGCTGAGAAATTGAATGTTGGTGGTGGTCCAGCAAGAAGAGAAACTACTTCTACAGGTGGAACTATTGTGACAAATAGTCCAGTAAAGAAACCTGCTGAGAAACCAGAACCAAGAAAATCAAATCAAGTTTCTTCAGCGATGGGTAGATTAAGAGCTAAAATGAATGTTAAAGAAGAAGTCGAAGAATTAGACGAGAAATCTGAACAAGCCAAACGAAACAAGACTATGAAGAACATGATGGATGCTTCTCGTGGCGCTCGTTTTAAAGTCAACAACCCACAGTCTATGACTCCTAAGCCAGACACAGGACATAAGACTCCGCAAGATCACAATAAAGCAATCGGTCGTGCTCTACGTAACGAAGACGCTGATTTAGATGAAGCATCTGCACCAGTTGCTCCAACAAACAAGAAGCCAGCTATTGATATCGACAAGGTACACACTGCTGGTGATGCGCCGCACCACGAAACTTTCGAGAACCATAAGAAAGTTAAGAAAGAATCTTTCTCTGTAGCCGACTTGTTCCAAGCTCTAAAAGAAGGTATGTGGCCAGGAACTCCAGAATACAAAGCTAAGTACGATGGTGCTAAGCAAGGTGGTGGCTCTGGTATTAAGAAGGGTTCACGATATGGTGGTTCTCTCCAGAAAGATGAACCAGAACATGATGAAGAACCAGCAACAGCTGGACGCAAGGTTGGATCAAAGTCTGGCGCTCGCAAAAATCTCGGCAATTCTAAATTGCATAAATAATAAATAAAGTCCAATTCAAGGAGAATTCAAATGGCACTATGGTCTGACACAGATACTCTGGCTTCTAAGCCAAAGAACCTAACTAAGAAAGTTACTTTCGACTCTACTACTGCAGTCAACGTAACAAACGAAACTATCGACATCTCTGCTGCTGGTACTATGTATGAAACAGGTACACCTGTTGTATACAATATCAACGGTGGTACTGCTATCGGTGGTCTAACATCTGGTACTACTTACTTTGCTATCGCAGCAGGTCAAGGTCTTATCAAGCTAGCGACATCTAAGGCAAACGCCGTTGCTGGTACTGCAATTAACTTAACTACTGGCGCTGCTGGTAATCATAGCCTTCAGTTCACTGCTCCTGAAATCTTCTTCGAAGACTTGACAGAAGCTGGCATCACTGCCAACCGTGCTCAAGGTCTAGTAACTCCAGGCTGGAACAAGTTCACTACTTACACTGGTTCACAAGGTGAGACACGTCGCCGTGTTGAATGCTTGGTACCAATGAAGCGTACTGCTGTTGCTGCTAGCGATGCAGCTGATGATGCGATCCTTGCAGACGCCTAATAAATAGCTATGTAACGATGGGGGAATTGTTCCCCCATTTTTTTGAAATGTAGGGTATGACTGAAAAACTAAATGAGAGTAATTTCCTTCTTTATGCGATGCATCACTATGACAATACTCAATGCCATAGCCTAGAAGAATTTGATGAAGATCTAAAGAAAATACTCTATCTTAAAAAACTGTTGTCACGTTATAAGAACAACGGTGAGTTAAGAGAGAGACTTATACTAAACCACATTATAGTTTTATATAATATTTTTGGTGATGCAGCTACAAGAATGCTGTTCTACAAAGTAGAAGAATCTTGTTGGGACGTCTTGGTAACCTTCTTGGTCTATCTCGATAGAATGCCAGAAATGATTCCAGAGTACGGTATCATCCTCTCTGAGATCAAATTAGACGAAACAGTTATCGCCACTTTAAGGAAGATTTAATGAGTCGCATTGTAGACAATTTAATAGCACTGAGAATTGTTAGAATGATTACCAAGAACTTTGAAGACACTGATGCCTTCAAGTTGGGGATCATTGACCATAAGGGCAACAATCTGCGCAAGATGAATACTCTTACTACTGACCAAGAACGTAATGCGTATACTTACCTTAATCGTTTGGTCTTTAACATGAAGAAAATTCTCAACCGTCTTCCAGGTGGTGAGAACCGCATGAAGTCTTTGGTCGGAGCATTGTGGTTGGTTAAAGAATACTATGAGAGTGGTGCACGCACTACATCTCTAATGGAAGATCGTTATAAGCATATCATGCGCATCATCGATAACGATGTTGTTCTCGCCGAAGAACAATTGATCGTCAACAAAGTTTTATCTGAAGAAGGTATGGTTGTCGGCGGTGCTCCAACAAACAATACTGGTGGTCCAGTATCTGTTCAAGAACCAAAGATCGAAAAGAAGAACGTTAAGAAATACCAGATCATGGCTCGCCGTGGTGCTCCAGTAAAGGCTTAACATGTGGATACTTGAATTCCTACCTTCATGGATATTCCATCTAGTCTTATCGGCTGGTGTGGTAGGATTGTTCATTTCATTCTTCGTTGGGTCAATTCCTCTGGTTAATAAATATATTATCCCAGTAAAGGTGGCATCATCATTCCTATTGATCTTCGGGCTTTATATGGAAGGTGGTATCTCCAATCAAGAACGTTGGGAAGCAAAGGTTGCTGAAGCGAAATTGGAGATGGCTAAAAAAGATGTTGCATCAGCCGATGCTACTGTAAAGGTAGTAACAAAGTATGTGACCAAAATTGAAGTGATTAAGGAGAACGGTAATGCAATCGTTAAAGAAGTTCCAAAGTTTGTCAGTGCGAATGCTGATGGTCAGTGCGTTATCCCTAATGGTTTCGTCTTGCTCCACGACAGTGCCAGTCGCAATGAAATTCCCGACTCCACCAGAGGCGTTGATGAAGGAGCCTCCAGCGTTAAACTCTCTGGTGTCGCCACAACAGTCTCAGAAAACTACACCCTCTACCACCAAGTAAGCCAACAACTGAAGTCGCTTCAGGAGTGGGTAAGAGAACAACAATCAATCTATAATAAGTGACGTCACCTAATGGAAACAGAAAGAATCGCCAAATTGGAAGCTCAAGTAGAAGGTATCAAAGATGATGTCAAAGACCTTAAAGCTGACGTCAAAGAAGTCCATTCCAGAATCACTACTGGCAACAGAGAGATTATGGATAAGATCGACACCATGGATAAAAGCCTAACTGCAAAGATGGCTATTAATTCCACCACTGCAACTGAACAACACGAAGTAATCCAAAAAGAAATTCGTGAGGATATCGATAAAATTGCAAAACGTGTAGACATTCTTGAAAAATGGCGTTGGATGATTGTCGGTGGTGCAATTGCATTGGGATACGTTGTAGGACACATGGAGATCTTCTCTAAGTTCTTTAGCAAATAAACTTTGCTTTGCAATCCACGTTAGGGTATAATTTATCCTTACACGTGGAGTTTTATTATGTTATACATTGATGCAAAGTATGCACACATCTTAGGCGGTCGTCTAAGAAATTTCAAACAAAAGAAAGACTATCTCTGGAACTTTAGCTGTCCAGTTTGTGGGGATAGTTCACGTAATAAAAACAAAGCACGTGGTTACATTTATCGGGCAAGGGCTGACTTACTGGCCAAGTGCCACAAGTGTGGTTACTCGTCTAACATCGGCAACCTAATCAAGTATGTCGACGCAACCTTATATGATGAATATGTTCTTGAGCGTTACAAAGCTGGCGCTACTCGTTATCATGATCACAAAGACATCGAGGACACTCGAGTCGTCGTAGAAACCCCAAAGACCGAATTACTTGAGGATGATATCCTCGAGTCTCTTACACGTATGGATAAGTTGCCCCTGACTCATCCTGCGATGAAGACCCTAATCGACAGGAAGATCCCACGTGATTACTGGAATCTTCTTTACTTTGCTCCGAAGTTCAAAGCGTTTGTTAATTCAGTTACGCCAAAGTTCCAAGAGCCGATTGTTGATGAGCACCCACGACTGATCATCCCGTTCTTTACCAATGCTGGTAAGTGCTTTGCTTTCCAAGGCAGAGCGTTCGGGGATGAACAGCCTAAGTATTATACCATTAAAGTAGACGAGACTGAGGAGAAAATTTATGGACTCGACCGAATTGATTTCAGCAAACGAATCTATGTTGTGGAGGGTCCACTTGACTCTCTCTTCATCCCCAATTGCATCGCTGTTTCAGGAAGCTCTTTTGACACCCCTACTGTGCGGAGTCTTCTTACTAATGCAACGTTAGTAATGGACAATGAGCCTCGTTCCAAGGACATCTGTAAATTACTTGCTAAGAACATTAAGGCTGGGTATAATGTTTGTATGTTCCCCGAAAACATCGAACAAAAAGATATCAATGATATGATTATTAAGGGTGGTCTGACACCCGAGGAGATTTTCGAAACGATAAATACAAATACCTTTTCGGGAATTGAAGCGACACTTAGATTTAGTACATGGAAGAAAATATGAAAGTTAGAATGATTAGTTATAGCAAACCCTCTCGTGAGATGTACGATGAAGGTTTGATGGACGTGCAAGAGTTAATTGCCTTTTGCGCCCGAGTGTCCAACCCAAGCAATCAATTCAACACAGATACATCAGAGAAGTTAATTAAGTATCTCATCAAACACCAACACTGGTCACCACTTGAAATGGTATCGGCTTGTTTGGAAGTTGAGACTACTAGAGATATCGCTCGACAGATTCTTCGTCATCGCTCTTTCTCATTCCAAGAATTCAGTCAACGTTACGCTGATCCAACTAAAGATTTGGATTTTGTGCTCCGTGAGGCACGACTACAAGACGAAAAGAATCGTCAAAATAGCGTTGGTACTGAAGACGCCGAATTGAAATCATGGTGGGACGCCAAGCAAAAGTTTATCATCGACATTGTCAAGACAACATACGGTGAAGCTATTGCTAAAGGAATTGCAAAAGAACAAGCACGTGCTATCTTACCAGAAGGTAACACTGTGTCTCGTTTGTATATGAATGGTACTATCCGTTCGTGGATCCACTTTATCCAAGTCCGTGGTGGTAACGGTACTCAAAAAGAACACATGGAAGTCGCACGAGAATGCGCTAGGGTCATCGCAGAGGTATTTCCTCTAGCTGATGAGTTTGTAACACAATAATAACAAGAGGCATTATGCAAGAAACTGTGCATGGCATAAAAGTAGACTACACCCGAGATAGTCTATTCGATGAGTTGGGAAGAATTAGATTAAAAGAAAGTTACATGAAGGATGACGAAACGTCTCCACAAGAAAGATTTGCATTCGTTAGCTCTACCTTTGGTAGTAATCCTGAGCATGCTCAGCGCCTGTACGAATACTCAAGCAAGCACTGGTTGTCGTATTCAACGCCTATCTTATCCTTTGGGAGAAGTAAACGTGGTCTGCCGATTAGTTGCTTTTTAAATTACATTGAAGATACAGCAGAGGGTCTAGTTGATAACTTCAGCGAAACAAGTTGGTTGTCAATGATGGGTGGTGGTGTTGGTATCGGCTTTGGTATTCGTTCAGCCAGCGATAAGTCTACTGGTGTTATGCCTCACTTGAAGACTTATGATGCGTCTTCACTTGCGTACAAACAAGGTAGTACTCGTCGTGGGTCATATGCAGCTTACCTAAGTATTGATCACCCAGATATCATCTCTTTTCTAGAGATGCGTAAGCCAACTGGTGATCAGAACATGCGTTGTCTGAATCTGCACCATGGCATTAACATCCCTGATTCGTTCATGCAAATTATCGAACGTGCCATGGTTGATGATCATGCTGACGATGGATGGGACTTGGTTGACCCAGCTTCTAATGAAGTTCGTGAGCGAGTATCTGCCAAAGAACTCTGGCAACGTATCCTTGAGATGCGCATGCAGACTGGTGAACCATACATTCACTTTATTGATGAATCAAACCGTAAGCTACCACAACACTTGAAAGATCTCGGTCTTAAAGTGCACCAGTCTAATCTCTGCTCTGAGATTATTCTACCAACGAACGAAGAGCGAACCGCTGTTTGTTGTTTGTCTTCTTTGAATCTAGAGTATTATGATGAGTGGAAAAACGATCCTTTATTCCTTGCTGATACTGCAGAAATGCTTGATAATGTTCTTCAGTATTTTATTGATAATGCGCCTGACACAATTGCCAGAGCGAAATATTCCGCCATGCGTGAGCGATCAATCGGCATCGGTGCGTTGGGTTGGCATGCCTTCTTGCAGAAAAATAACCTCCCATGGGAATCAAGTATCGCAGTAGGAAAGAATAAACAGATTTTCAAATACGTCAGAGAGAAATTAGATGAAGCTAATCAATCGTTGGGTAAACTCAGAGGTGAAGCACCTGATGCAGTGGGTACTGGGAATCGCTTTAGTCATCTTATGGCTATTGCTCCCAATGCTTCTTCTTCCATTCTCATGGGGAATACTAGTCCTTCTATTGAACCTTATCGTGCCAACGCTTATCGCCAAGACACTCTATCGGGTTCTCATCTAAACAAGAATCGCTACTTAGATGAAATCATCCAAAAAGAAGCAGTCAATCATAAAGAGGGTTGGGCAGATGAAGTATGGTCGAGCATCATTGCGAATGATGGTTCAGTTCAGCACATCGATTGGATGGACGACTGGACAAAAGATGTTTTCAAAACTTCTATGGAAATCGACCAGCGCTGGGTCGTTCAGCATGCCGCAGACAGGCAAGTATTTATAGACCAAGCCCAGTCGTTGAACGTGTTCTTCAGACCAGACAGCCACATCAAGTACATCCATGCTGTTCATTTCCAAGCATGGAAGCAAGGTTTGAAGACTATGTACTACTGCCGTTCTGATAAGATCGCTAAGGCTGACAAAGTCTCTAAGCGAATCGAACGTGAAGTTATGAAAGAGATCGACCTACATGCCTTGACAGAAGGTAATGAATGTTTAGCGTGTGAGGGTTAATAATGTTAGATAGAATTCATTACTGGGATTCGTTTCTTAATGAATCCGACTACCCTAAAATCCTAGAGGAGATTGAAAAATCTCATTGGGAATTTAAGGCAGGTGAACATCCAGACACTTCTATTAAAGAACCTCTTAGAACATTTTGGTATAAAGAACTTCAGCAGTCTACTTACATAGAAGAATTGTTTAAGACTAAAGTTGAGAATTATCTCGGTAAGAAGATAGAATCATTCAGATTGTATCTCAATGGTCAAGCCCACAGTCAATCAGCATGGACTCATACAGATGTTCCTGATGGTATTGAAGGAGAATGGGGTAGTGTAGTTTGTTACATCCATACTGACTGGCGTCCAGTGTATGGTGGACATCTTATCTTCTTAGACCAAAGCGAGACTGAAGTTCTTAATTCATTTTTCCCGAAGTTTAATTCAGCTGTACTGTTTAACTCTAAGTTAAAGCACTGTGCTCTAGAACCTACCGTCTATTGCAAAACACAAAGACTGAGTATAGCATACAAGTTTAAGGTTGTTGAGTAATGGACGCTTACGATCTAGCGGCACAGATGAGAAAGCTATGGGGTGAAGAATACCTCCACTGGCAAGATGCTTCTGAAAGCACTAAAGAAAAGATTCTGATTCCTGTCTATGTTTACACAGACAAGGGAGCAGAAAAGGTTAAATCTATCAGCGTGGATCCCACGCTTGGTATTATGTTGGAGTTAGAAGATGGTAAAGAAGAGTAATAGTAGACTGATGGATGAACGCACGCATTTTAAGCCGTTCAACTATCCATGGGCTTATGATGCTTGGTTGAAGCATGAACAAGCCCATTGGCTGCACACTGAAGTGCCGATGATGGAAGACGTTAAGGATTGGAAGAAGAAACTAACACCTGAAGAAAAGGTGTTCTTGACTAACATCTTCAGATTCTTCACACAAGGTGATATTGACGTGGCTGGCGGATACGTGAAGAACTATCTTCCATATTTCCCACAACCAGAAGTTCGTATGATGCTTCTTGGCTTTGCTGCTCGTGAAGGTTTGCACATCGCTGCTTACTCTCACTTGATCGAAACTCTGGGGTTGCCTGAAATCACATACAGCCAATTCTTGGAATACCAAGAGATGAAAGACAAGCATGACTATGTAACTGAGTTGTCTTCTCGTAATGGAACATTGGCATCAACTGCTGAACACATCGCTGTGTTCTCTGCCTTTACTGAAGGTATGCAGTTGTTCTCATCATTCATTATGTTGTTGAACTTTCCTCGTCATGGTTTGATGAAGGGTATGGGGCAGATCGTTACTTGGTCTATTGTTGACGAAACAATGCATGCCGAGAATATGATTCGTCTATTCAAAGAGTTTGTCAAAGAGAATCCTGAGATTTGGAATGACGAACTAAAAGGAAAGATATATACAATCGCAGAGAAAATGGTTGAACTTGAAGATAAGTTCATTGATCTCTCTTTCGCTGGCGCAGACATGCGTGATCTAACATCAGCAGAAGTTAAGCAATACATTCGTTATATCGCAGACCGTCGCCTAATCTCGTTAGGAATGAAGGGTATTTTTAAAGTCAAAAAGAATCCACTGCCATGGGTAGAAGAGATGATCAACGCACCAGTACACGGCAACTTCTTTGAGAACCGTGTAACTGACTACGCTAAGGGTGCACTCGGTGGTACGTGGGACGATGTATGGGGAAAGGCAAAATGATTACAAAACACTACGAATGCAAAGCATGCGAGGCAGAAGGTAAAATCACTGTAAAGGGTGATGACCACAACTTGTCTGATATTGTCTACTGTCCTGTTTGCTCAGGAGACATTTACGAAGAAGAAGAATTCGACGATGAAGAGTAATTATCGTGAGATCTGGGCAACTCCAATAGCCGAATATTGGCTAGAGGATATGTCTATTCATAATGAGTTGAAGGCGCTTGTTGAACACAAGTACCAAACATATAATGGACACGACTCAATGAATCTGTTCGAAGAACCTTGTCGGTTCTCAGAATGGGTTCATGAGTGCGTGAAAGACTATACATCGAAGTTTAACTACCCGATGATATCGTCAACAATTCAACGTGGGTGGTGCACGACTCAACATCCACTACATGATAACTTTATCCACACTCACTATCATGTAGATATTGCTGCAGTGTATTATGTAGAGACTATTCCAGAACACCCACCACTGGAGATCTTTGATCCACGCCCAGCCCATAACTTCAATATGGTACACAGACAAATGGCTGATGGAAACATTGCCAGTGGATTCTGCTCCATTCAGGCTCCACCTGAGAAGTTTAAACTTCTACTACACCCTGGATATTTGCGCCATGGGGTGACACATAACCTAACCAATGTACCTCGTGCAGCGGTAGCTATGAACATCATGGTAAAGCGTGATTATAACGTTCGGAACGTAACGTCAAAGTATTGAGATAAATAGTCCACTATGTGGACATTTAATAATATTACCGTTGAAGAGTTGCC